TACACACTAGAAATTTTATGGAAAAACTATCTATAAAAGAAGGAACTAAAATTATACCTTATGAAGGTTACTTTCACCAACACCCTAAAAAAGGATTTATGGAAGGACCTTTTCATTCAACTAAACTACATAAAAAATTATTTACCTTAGACCAACTTAAATCTACTCCTAAATCAAATTATACACCTTTAGCTAACCCAAATGCAACTCAAATAAGGCCAACAAGGGGAAATAGTGGGGGTGGAAGTAGAACATCATATACATCAGGAGGTTCAACTTCATCAGGAGGTTCAACTTCATCAGGAAGAGGTGGTTATTAGATAAAATTTTATTACACTGGTAAGGTATGTTTTATCTTATCGAAACAAAAAATCAATTAGACAAACTAGAATTAAAATTATCTTCTAGTCTATCACGTTATCTTGAATTTATTCAAGGCAATGACAACACACACCCTCAATTAGCAGAAATAATAGCAGTATATCTTGACGTTGATGGTGAAGATTTTATTATACCCTTAAGCCATTTAGAATGTATAAATCAAGACAGAGATCTTATATTTAGTTTATTAAAAAGATATGATTTTTGTGTTTTAGATAAGAAGAGCAGCTTACATGCGGCCCCACAACTATCTTATACGGATATACAACATACAATACCTTCCTTAAACCAACATACAACTAATACACACCAATGGTATTACCGTAAATTCCCGCAAACTAAAGTGAATAAAATGATACCTGTGGGAAAACACCTAGAGCGCTGTAAACAAAAGTCACACGATATATTCCAAGAGTATCGTGGGGAAACTAATGAGTATTATAATAAAATATTATTACCTGTCTTACATAAGTTAGAAAAAAATGCATTAAAATTTAATAGCAAGTTTGACGATTACTTTACATTAAAGAATAAAAAATTCTCTGTAAAAGAAAATCATATATACGGATGGTATAATCCATATACTACAACGGGTCGTCCTGTAAATAACTTTAATGGAATAAATTTTGTGGGTCTAAAACACGACAATGGCGAAAGAGACAGTTTTGAACCTGACAATGACTTTTTTGTAGAAATGGATTATGATGGTTATCATCCCCGTCTAATAGGCGATATAGTCGACTATCAATTTGAAGGCAACGTACACAACACACTTGCGGAAATTTACTTTAAATCTAAGAAAATAACTCCACAACAATATAAGGAAAGTAAAACGCTTACATTTAAACAAATATATGGAGGTATAGATAAGGCGAACTTACATCACCCTTTCTTTTCTAAAACACAACAATTTATAGACATTATTTGGGATGAATTTAATAAAAATGGATATATAGATGTAGGATCCTATCGTATAAAAAAAGACGATCATCCTAAAATACATGCTCAAAAATTATTTAACTATTACATTCAAGCTACAGAAACAGAAACCAACATTCGTAAGATACAGGTTATACAAGATTATTTAAAAACAAAACAAACAAGATTAGTTCTTTACATATATGATGCATTTATATTTGATGTGTCAAAGCAGGATGGTAAACAAACACTTTTAGATTTAGAAAACATACTTAGTGAAAAATTCCCAATCAAAATTAAGATTGGTAAACATTATGGTGACCTAAGTTAGTTTATATTTATAATCGGAAAATTCCGGTTATTTATGAACAACAGATTATATTGTACATTTACTAATAATAATGATGTTGAAGAAGTTACTGATAAGATAAAATCATCTTATGTAATTCTCTTTAATAAAATTTTTGTGTTAGAAAGTTTGGATGGTGAAAAAATCATGCTTACATATAATGTTGATATGAGTAATTCAACAACTAATGGTATAATAGATAATACAATATTAGTACACAGAAAAAAACAAACTAATACTTTATACACTATTAATGCGCTTAATGAATTAATTAAAAGTTTAAATAACGGAGTTTTAGATAAAAGATTTCCTATAGAATGGAATAATTATAAAAATTGTATATTACTCATACAAACAGAGGGTTTTAATCGTATAGACACGAAAATAAAAGAAATCATAAAACTTTAGTAGAAAAATTTGGTTTAGCCAAACATGCTTCGTACATTACACGAAGTAATAAGATACATTATATAAATTTTAAAAAAAAAATCGTATGAATTTAGATGAAATCAAGAATCGTTTAAACAAATTAAACAACAAAGGGGGCGGTGGCTCTAGTGACTTCAAAAACAATTTTTGGAGACCACCAGTAGGTGAAAAATCAGTGATAAGAATAGTACCTTACGCACACAATAAAGACTTTCCATTTTCGGAATTATATTTTTACTTTGGTATTGGTAAACCAAGAATGATTGCCTTAACTAACTTTGATGAGTCAGATCCAATTATGGAATTTGCAACTCAATTAAGAAAATCAGGTGACAGTGAAAATATGGAATTAGCTAAAAAATTATACCCAAAACTTAGAGTTTTTGCTCCAGTAATAGTAAGAGGAGAAGAAGACAAAGGAGTTAGGTTTTATGAATTTGGTAAAATGGTTTATCAAGAACTATTAGGTGTAATGGCTGACGATGATTATGGTGATATTACAGACATCCAAAAAGGACGTGATGTTACAGTCGAAGTAATCCCAGCAGCAGAAACAGGTAAAATGTTTAACACAACAACAATCCGTGTTAAACCAAACCAAACAGCACTAATAGATGATGCTACAAAAGCAGAAGGACTTTTAACAAATCAAAAGGATTTAGTTTCTTTATTTAAGAAATATTCATTTGAAGAAATGAAAGGTGAATTACAAAGTTACTTAAAACCATCTGAAGAAGATGGTGGTAAACAAACTGAAGTAAAAGCTGCACCTTCTAAAGGTAAGCAAAATTTAGATAGTAAACTTGACGAATTATTTGATTAATGGCAAAGAAAAAAGAAGAAGATACAAATAGAGATGAACTAACAGGGCTTATTGCAGATTCATTGAACAAAAAGTTCAATAAAACTCATCATAGAGTTGCATATTTCCTAGATGGTAGTGAAGATTCTCCTACCGATGTAAACGATTGGGTTTCCACAGGATCTACAGTGTTAGACCTGGCCATTTCGAATCGCCCTAATGGTGGATTTCCCGTGTCCAAAATCGTTGAAATAACAGGATTAGAACAAAGTGGTAAGTCCCTGTTAGCGTCTCACATTATAGCAAACACACAGAAAAAAGATGGTATTGCGGTATACATTGACACTGAATCATCTTTAAATGCACAATTTTTACAGGCAATTGGAGTTGACGTTGAAAAAATGGTTTATTTACCATTAGAGACAGTTGAGGACATTATGGATGCAATTGAAAATATTATCCTTAAGGTACGAGAAAAGAACCCAAACAAACTTGTAACTATTGTTGTAGATTCAGTAGCCGCAGCTACCACTAAAATTGAGTCAGCCGCTGATTTTGAAAAGGATGGTTATGCCACTCAAAAGGCAATCATTTTATCTAAAGCGATGCGTAAAATTACTAATTTAATTGGTAAAGAAAAAATACTTTTAGTATTTACTAATCAATTAAGACAAAAGATGGGTGCAATGCCATTTGCTGATCAATATACTACTTCTGGTGGTAAAGCTCTACAATTTCATGCTTCAGTTAGATTAAGATTAAAACAGTTGGGAAACTTAAAGATAAAATTAATGGAGTAGATGAAGTTGTAGGCTCAGAAGTTGAAGCAATTGTTGTAAAAAATAGAATGGGTCCACCAAACCGTAAAATTCGATACAATGTCTTTTATAGACAAGGTATAGATGATTTTGGAGGTTGGTTAAAATTAATGAAAAATTATAAAGTTTGTAAACAATCAGGCCCAATTTGTAAATACACAGACACCGAAACAGGTGAAATAGTAACTTTTTCAGGTAAAGAATTAGAATCTTTATGTAAAGAAAGACCTGAAATTAGAAAAGCTATGTACAGAGACACTTGTGAAGCTTATGTTATGAAATACCAACATGAAGAACCTCAAGACTTAGACCCAGACATTGAAATTGATGAAACTGGGTTATAATGGAAGATATATTTAGTTTATTAGATAACGTTAAAAAGAACGATTCTTTAAATGTTAATGATAGAGTACTGATTGTAGATGGATTAAATTTATATTTAAGAGTATTTGCAGTAAATGGTGCTTTAAATGACAATGGAGTCCCAGTAGGCGGTTTAACAGGTTTTTTAAGATCTTTAGCTTATGCTATTAGAGAAGTAAACCCAACTAGAGTAATCATAGTTTATGATGGAGCTGGTGGTAGTCAACGTAGAAGAAAAATACACCCTAACTATAAAGCTAACAGAAAACCAGGTAAACGAATTACAAGGTGGGATGCGTTTAAAAATGCCACTGAAGAAAAAGAATCAATGAAAATTCAATTTTCAAGATTAATTGAATATTTAGATTTTCTTCCTATTAATGTTATTTCAATAGACAAAATAGAAGCAGATGATACTATTGCTTATATTGCACACACATTATTAGACAAAGAAGTTACTATAATGTCTGCAGATCAAGATTTTTTACAATTAGTAAATGATAGAATCACTGTATGGAGTCCAACTAAAAAGAAGTTTTATACCCCTCGAATGGTAGAAGCTGATTATGGGATACCGGCTCACAATTTTTTAATGTATAAAGTTTTAATGGGTGACAAATCTGATAACATCGAAGGTGTTAAAGGATTAGGACCTAAAAAATTACCCAAAATAGTTCCAGATCTTTTTACTCAAAATACCCTTGATCTTGATTTTATTCTAGAACATGCGGGTAAAGGAGAAGAACCTATGCATAAAAGAATTAGTGAGTCGGCAGACCAACTCCAACTAAATGAAGAATTAATGGATTTAAAAAATCCACCAGTATCTGGAGAATTAAAGTTAAGAATAGCTAGATTAATAGAGGCACCAATAAATTTGCTTTCCCGAAATGACTTTATTATAATGTATAATGATGATCAATTAGGAAATGCTATTAAGATACCTGATTTATGGTTAAAAGAACACTTTATTAAATTAAACACATTCGCAAAACAAACACATGAGTAAATTAACCCAATATGGACA